CGACGAACAATTCACTTATGACTTTTACGATTTAGACTTCTGTTTGAACGTTCAAGTTAATACAGACCTGAAAATAGGCGTTTTCGTACAACCAACGATTCACAATTCAGTTGGTAAATCCGTTTTGACAGAAGAGTATCTAAATCCAGAAAGAAAATTCAGAATAAAATGGAACGATCTTGTTTCTGGAAAAGTAAACGAAGAGAAAGAAAAAGCTTCCTAGTAAAAGTCCTTGTATTCAACTCTAGAAACGCTAAATGGGTATGGATTGATTTTGCATCCATGCTCATTTAGTTTTTTCACCCAGCTTTTCCAGCATTTCAAATGGTTGAAGCAGCCAGGAATCGTATGACATAGTTCGTGCATGAAAAGGTTGTAAAGCGCTTCGTCTGAAACTCCATATTCGTCGAATCCAGCAGTCGTGTATGAAATTTGGAAATATCCAGAATCCATAGCTTCACACAATGCATAACAGTCATTTCGCTTTATGAAACGAACGTTTTTTCTGATTTTTCCAGAAATCGGAATTTTCCAACGTTTGCAATCTGAAATACACTTCTCGAAAATCTTAGAATAGTCTACATCTGGGTAATCCTCAAACTTCTTTTTGTTGGGAACTCTCTTCTTGACCTTGACCATACCAAAAAATTCTAAATTTTCGCATATTTACAAAGGCGCATCAACCGTTTTCTAATTCTTTTTCAGAAATCACGATGAATTTGTGACCTTTTGATTCAGCTAAACGTTTAGCAGCTTTCCACTTTGATTGGTTTTTCACCCAAAGTTCCACAGCTTTTTGGTTTTTGGCTGCTTTCTTTCCTGGAGGATGCGTTTCAGATTCACTTTTCACTTCTATCCAAACCGTCTGAAATTTGTTTTCAGCTTTGACTATAGCTACGAAATCGATGTAATAGTTTCTAACTTTGTTAGTCGATTCGTCTAAGTACTTGATTGGAAAAGCTTCGTAGTTCCATTTAACGACGTTTTTGTTGTGGTCCAAATAGAACATCATTTTAGCTTCAAGCTTCGACTTGTAGATTGGTTCATAACGACCCATGAACTTTTCTGGATGTCTAACGTGGTAAGTTCCGACTGTATTGTTGTACTTGGAATTGTGTCCAGGCTGATTGATGTTTCTAAGCATGTCAATGAATTGCAGCAGGATTTTTCAAGACGCCATTTTCGTCTATTTTCCAAATGATTGCGTCGTAGTCTGGGGCAGAAAGCTTTCCAGAATCTAGATCTTGGAAGTACTTCGTCATGTCGTAAGAAACTACTGTAGAAAGATTCGTAATATCACGATATGGAACTGCGTGGAAATCCAAACACAACTGAGTTACAGGAGGAACAAATCCATTGTATACTGTGCTTACTTCCGTTCCATCGCTCAATTTAGTCGTTTCTGTGTGGATTCCAGCGATAGCTCTATCACGTCCTCCAAAAATGTAAGTCTTGAAAGTGAAGTTGAAAGTGGTTACGGTTATGTCTTCAGCGTCGTTAGCCAATTCGTCTGGATGTTCTTCTGTTATAACGTCGCTCATCACGACTTGGGAGTTGTAAGTCAATCCGGCGAATTTTGGATGTTTACAAGTGACGAAAAGATCTGAATTGAAAAACGGAATGAAGTTGCCCATTATCAAGTCGTTGTCAGAAGCAAGATTAGAAATGAGCATGACCGAATATTCGATGTTTATCGGATTTGGAGCAAGAAGATTGAAATCAATCATCTTAGAACTTCCAGATTTTATCAGTTCGTTGTGCAGATTAGAAACGCGCTCTGGATCTCTACTTATTCCATTTCTAGAATACACAATCATCGGATAGGAATACATTCCACGCTTAGTAGGATTTTGCAGATTCTTGTATATGCGAGATCTGTTGCCACGTTCGCACTTGACTAGGTAAGATTTTTTTACGCCATTCACTCTTTTTTCTATAGTGATGTTTTTGAACAGCCTAGAAAACAGAATGTCAGCGAACTGAAGCTCCTGGTTGAATGAACGAATTTCCATCTTTTACGTGTTTTTCAATCCGTCCATATTTACAATGAAAGCTTCAATCTGAATCAGTGAATTCTATGCCATGCTAAAGACATGGCATCTTCTTGCTTCAACCTTAATGGTAAAATATAACGTAAAAGGACAAGACAAGTATGGCAAAACAAAAGATAAAGGTAAACGATTTCAGTTTGTTTCTTCAGTCGTTAAAGGCTCTAAACAAGTTAGCCGTTTCAGCGAAGTTGACCATCAACAGCGAAGGAATGACTGTGTATGGAAAGAACGCTTTCGCTAGAGGCGAAATGACTTCGAACGCGGTAACAGCAGAAAAAGATCCAGTTGAATTCTGCGTGTTAGATTTAGCAATGTTCATCAAAGTGCTAAACACGGCTTTCGAAGTTCACCAAGAAGATTGTTCAGAAATAGAAATGTGGTTTGATTTTCCGTTCGTGAAAATAGAATCTGGAAAGTTCAAGACGAAGCTGTCAACTTGCAAAGAAGAAGTAATCCAAAATAGTGTTTCTCAGAAGATCAAGACAGTTCTTACTCCAGTTTTCGAGTTCGTCACGTCTACGAAGCAGATCAAATACATCAATTCGCATTCATTCATCGCTTCTGACACAGACGCAGCAAGAATCTACATTTCGACAGAACCAACAATGGAAAACAACGTTGTTTATGCCAGAATAGGAAATGACGCAAACGAACTAAACAACTCAATCACTCTCAAATTTGGAATGGCTACCTCTGGAACTCTTGGAGACAGAAAACTAATTCTGAATTTCGACAGATTGAGCGTTTTCAATGTAGTAGAATCAGAAGAAATCACGATTCAACTCATGGACAAGAATGTTCTCGTAAATACGGTGAACGTCTATGACGAAAGCGGAGAACACTCTTTCAAATTCGTTCTATACACGTCACTTTTGGCAAACTGATGGCTTCGATAATCGACGAACTCAAGAGACAAGACAACGCTTTTCTGAAAAACGAAGCGGCTGGAATAGAATTGTTCAGAAATCTAAAACACGACAAGGAAAGTTTAGATTTGTTTCTGAAACATACAGTCGCTGAAATTCTGACTACTTCTAAAAAGCGTTTGTTCTGCACTTCTAACGAGATACTGGTAAAAAAGTTTTCGCCAATCAAAATGGAAGGAGCTACTATGACTAAAGTCATGAGGTCTCCATTTGAAACGTCTCCAAAACACAACGCGCTAACTTGGGATTTAGTGAAGAACAAATACGCTTCGATTTCTGGAAACGGTTGGCAGATTCTGAATTTTCTAGTGATAGACGAAGTTAACGTAGAACTTCTGCACAAAACGATAATCGATCTGCTGAAAAAAGTACGATAATTGAATCAATGAACAGCGACGATTTCAGAGAGTTTATCAACGAAAAGGTTTGGCAGTATCTTCCACCTTCTAAGGTCCGCATTGGAAACGAAGTCCACATGCGGTGTCCGATTTGTGGCGACTCAAAAAAGAATTCCCGCAAGAAACGTGGTTATTGGTACACAGCTACTAGTTCTTACCACTGTTTCAATTGTGGAGTGTCGATGACTGGGTTGAAATTCTTGCAAGCAATTTCTGGAAGCGACTACGAAGACATCATCCAAGAATATCGCAGAATGAAAGCTAAAGCTGGAGGAACTTTGTCTTCACAGATGAATTTCAGCATAGACCATCCGCAAAATCAGCTTTCAGCTATATCATATTTGAATTCTCTTCAACCAGCGATAAAACCAGAATGGCGGAATCCATTGACAGAAACTGCTTCGGAATATCTAGAAAACAGAAAAGTCTTAGAGGCTCCTTATTTGAAAGGTAAGCTCTATTCAGTTTTCGACAAAGAGAAGAGAGAGTACATTCTCATTCCGTGGAAGATAAACGGCGTTGACGCTTACTACCAAGTAAACGATTTTGAACATCACGACTCACTTGGAAGAAAGTACATCTTTCCTTCTAAAAAAGAAAAACTAATTTACGGATTAGACAACATCGATCTGACATTTCCGTACATCATCTGCTTCGAAGGTGTATACGATTCATTGTTCATTCCGAACGCAGTAGCAATAGGAGGAAAGTCGCTTACGAAGTTCCAAAGAGAAATAATCACGAAGCGCTATCCAAACCACGAAATCGTTTTGTCATACGACAATGACGAACCTGGACTTCAAGCTATGATGAAGCAGATCAAAACACATCCAGAGGAATACAAGTACTTCAAGTGGTTCGATAGTGACACCACTGAAAAGGACGTTAATGAATACGTTTTGAAAAAGAACAACGTCGATGCGTTCAACAACAAAGACCTTGTTAAAAAGATGATAGTGGGGCCAGTAGCAATGAAAATGTTTCTCCTTCAGAAAGGAATTTGGAAATAACATGAGCAACAAAGTGATGGGCGTGGACAGCGCTACCTGGACAGAAGAAGAAAAGAAAGCTGTAATGGCCAAAATGCGTTCGTTCAGAAAGAACGGAAATGGCAGACTTGGTTACAAAGATCCATTCAGACTAGCTATAGAAACGAACAACTTTCCAGATCCAACCAAACAATGGAAACCAGGCCAATTAGCAAAATTCGCCAATGAACACGTCAAATGCGTTTTCGTGTGCAAGAGAACTCAGTATTACAAGTCTTCGCCATACAAAAACACGAAAGTGTATTATGTCGGATTTCTTTCTGACTCGAACAAGTATTCGTTCGAGGAGTTCCGTGAATCTCCCGTGAAGCTTTTGTTGGAGAGTGGCAAAGGAATGTTTTACAGGCTTGAAAAATACAAGCGTTTGTTTGAGAGAAAGAACATCGACAAAGACACGACATTCATCATGTGCGACGATGGAATTGAACGCACAGACATCATGGTTGGAATGTTGAAATTCATGTGCGCCTTTGCTGGATGCCATTATTACAACGTGTCAAATGCTAAAATTCTGAAGAAGATGATTGCTGAGTTCGATTTGTTCGGGCCATCGACTGACAAAACTGGAAGACATGAGCTTAAATCTACTTCTGGAAAGGTTATACGCAAGAACTGTCCAAAATACAATCCAGTCAAACTATACAGGCTTCTTCTCTACGCTTTCGAAGAACTTTCTGAAATGAACGTTTGTCCATGGATCAACTCAGAATCTAAAAAGCTTTTTTGGAGCATGGCTAAATTTAAGCGTAGAACTTATGTCACGTTGTATTTGGGACTATTCTATTGCGTTATTCTGAAATTCAGAAACATGGAAAAAAAGAGCAATCAAAAGAAAAAGAAGGAGAAGAAAGAAAACTGAAAAAGTCCTTCTATGGTATCATATTTTCTATTATCACATATACCTTATCATGGATTCAACAGATTTTTTAGAAACATACAACGACGATAGCGATTATGGAGACTTGCTTTTCTACACGCCAAAAATAGTACAACAGATAGACGACGTTAGCATAATAGAAGAAATTTTTGCGCTTTGTCCGAAGTTGAAGGAAGCAAACGCTGAAAAGAAAGAAAAAGAAGAACGGAAAGCTTTTGCTGACTTTTTAGAAAACAAACGTTTAGTAGAATCGATTCTTACAAAATACAATTTGACGATAATAGACTTAGTAAAATTGTTCTACAGAAAATTCGCTTACATATTCAACACAGTAACGTATTCTAACAAACTGAAACATATAATAGAAAACAATGGTTACAGAACGGAGCTCAACTAAAAGAATAGAATCTGGAAAAGACGTTGCCAGATATTTAGTCTATTTTTCTAAGTTGAACGATCCGTCAGTCACCAGAGAAGTAAATTTGGTGAACATTTCTGGAACTACGCTTTACAAAAAGCACAAAAGTGTGTGCGACAAAGCTTTAGTTCTGCAGGACAAACATGGAGTCGATTTAGTCAGATATCTAAAATTCTTTTTGTCTAAGTTCAGACTTACAGATGTCAATGTAGAAAGGCTTCTAGAAATACAGAACCTCATTTGGTATGCAAACGACGTACAAATAAAAGCTAAACACGAACGAGTCTACAATTACGTGTTGAAATCAGTTGACAACATCGTAAAGGATTGTATCGAAAACGATTACGTGACTACTAAGGACTATCTCAAGCACTTGATAGAGGACAACAAGCTTGGAGCGAAGTATTTGTCTGGAGAAATTTCTCAGTATTACATAGCCGGAATCAAAAACATCGGAAAGCTCGTCAGAAAAATGGATAGAGTAAACCAAGACACTCTTCAAGAGGTGGTCAAACAACAAGACAAGCTTTTGAGCGACATGCAAGACGCTTTTGTGTACTTGAAGAACACTAGAATAAGTATCATTTCACTTACGAACGAAAAGTTGAACGAAAGACTGAACGTTCGCAAAAACAAACAACAAACAACAAATAACAGTAAGTAAAGAAAGAAAATAACAGTATGTGTACATGGATGACAGAGCTGCCGACTCGTTCACAAAACGGCGAAACTCCAAAGAAGCCAAATTTGATGGTCTACATCAAGCCAACGCCTCCAAAAGAGTATTATCGGTTCAGATTGCTTGGATTCAAGTCAGCTAAGTCTGACAGAGATTTTCCATTCATCACGATTTTCAAGCACACAGTTTGGTCAGAAGGAGAAGACGGAAAGCGCCATCCAGAAAGTGTCGTTTGTCCAGTGACTCCTTTTATCAAGAAGAACTGGAAAGGTGATCCGATGCATGATTGTCCGATCTGCCGTTTCGCAAACGCTAACTTCGTAGCTTGGAAGCAGTCTGATTGGAAGGACAAGGAGTCAGCAAAGAAGAACAAGGAGTTTGGCCGCAAGTTCGAGGCTCTAATTCCAGTTTACGTTGTCAACGATCCAAACTATCAGCAGAACAACGGACATTTCAAGGTGTTTTCGTTCACTGACAAAGAAGCTTACAACCAATTCTTAGATCTCGTCAAAGCGAAATCTCGTGAGGCTGCAGTTTTCAATGGCAAGAACGCTCTCGACTTCTACATCCGTTATGAAATGATAGAGGAAGTTCTTAGGAAAGGTCAACCAAACGAATATGTTTGGAAACATCCTGTTCTAAAGCAGATGGGCTTCACGACTAAACCATATGACATAGCTCAAATCACGAAAGAAGCTATCGACGAGTTCAAATTCGACGAAACGTATTATGTTGGAAGCACTATGTCTGAATTGGAAGACTTTTACAACCGTCACATCAAAGTATCAAACGATGATATTCCTGACGAAGAAGAAATTTCAGTCGTTCAACAAGCTCCAAAGAAGCAAGTAGAAAAGACGAATTCGATTGCTGACACTGAAGTCGTTCCTCAGAAAGACGATGGTAGACCTGTTTCAGGAATGCCGTTCGACGAAGACATCGATGATGTTCCGATTTCAAAGGCTACTCCAGAGCAACCAGTTGACATCGACGATCTTCTAGACGAGGAAACTCCACAAAAGGAAGTTCAAGCTCCAACAAAAAAGGAAGCTGAGATTCTCGAATCACCAGAAGATCCGATGAAGACGAAAACTTCTGACAATGATCTAGATTCTCTTCTAGAAGACATTCTGTAAACTGAGGTTTCATAAAATACTAAAAATGCAGATTTGGGTTCGTCCTGAATCTGCATTTTAGCAATGTAAATATGTCATCAATATGAAATTTGGTTGGATAAACGGAAATCCTTGGCAACAGCTGCTTCCAGACTGCACTATTAGGAATTTAGCTTTAGCTTCTAACTGGGGTTACAGAAAAATTTGCAAAGCCCTTGGTGTTCAATGCAAAGAAGGCTATGGTTACACGGGGTCTGAAGGAGCTGCTACAGTTGAAAAGATCATCAAGACATTCAAGAACAAGCTTTTCGATGATTGGCAAGTAGACAGCATCCTTGACAAGAATTTATCTAAGTTGCAAGGCGGAAAAGAAGATTTCGATGATCCATTTGTTGATCCAGAAGAAGGTTTGACTATAGCTGAACAAGCTGCACTTCTTCCAAAATGCAGATACATTTTCATCATACGTCCTACAGCTGAAATGAGAAAGCTTGGAAAAGATTTAGATTGGCATACTACTTGTGTCAACACATACAGAAACATGATATTCGACAGTTTCAATTGTTCTGACAACACGTTGGTCTATGGATACATGCACGTAAATCCATCGAAAATGCTTTCTAAAAACGACAAAGACTCTTGGACGAAAGAGGTGTCGCTAATCAATGGCGGCTATCTTTGGGGAAATGAAACTCCTCCAATTTTCACTAAAAAAGAATGGAAAGAAGTCATTCAACCAAAGCTGCAGAAGAAGTACGAATCTGGCGACATGGACGTTTCGCTATACGAAACACTTGGAAAGCTAAGAAAGGAAGAACTTAGAAATGGCTGAGAAAAAAGGCAGACAGTTCAAAACAGCCGAACAGAAGCACAAGGAGAAAGTCATTCTCAAGTGCAAAGTCTGCGGACAGAAAATGCAAGGCAAGACAACGCTTTCTCGTCACATTTCTCATGCACACGACGAAATGGATCCGGCTGATAGAGAAAAACTAGTCATTGACGCATATTACGGAAAAGACGTAGTAGACAGAACCATCAGAAAATTCAGAAAAGGCGAATACAAAAACAAGGCTGTTCCAATCGACATAGGACGTTATCTACGTTTGGCAGAAATAAAGCCGGACGAAGAAAAAGTCCAAAAGAAAAGAAAAGAAATAGTCTACAAGGAAGATCCGCCTAAAAAGGAATATCATTCAGACAAAGAGCTCGTCAAAGTGAAAGATCTAGCTGAAGAAGAGTATCACGACAAAAAAGTAGACAAAGTGAACTTCTACGTCGAAGACGCTATTTTAGACCAAGAATCTGGAAAAATAGAACTCACTATCACAAAAGGAAAAACAACAGCTATCGATTTCAAACTTCTGAAAAAGTTTATCGAAGAGAACGAAGCTGAAGACAGTATGTTATACGTAACGACTGGTGAAGAAGAGACGTATCCAGTAGAATCAGTCGAAATAAGAGATCCAGACGAGGCAGCTGGTAGCCAAGTCAAATGCATCGTGGCATACGATTCCACGAAAACCAAAAAAGAAGACTGATTGGTTTTAAATGCCAAAAAGAAAAACTGAAGAAGAAACTACTTCTTCCATTCAAGATTCGGTTGAATTGAAAGATCAACTAGTATACAAGTATCGTCCAAAAAATCTAGAAGAGATGGTGCTTGACGCTGAAATAAAGGACTATTTCAGAAACATGGTCAAAGCGAAATCACTTACGAACATGACGTTGATTGGATCGCCCGGATTCGGAAAAACTACACTTGCGCTTTGTTTAGCTAACGAGGTAGACGCTGTAGTCCATTTTGTAAAGTGCGCTATAGACGGACGAGTCGAATACGTCAATTCTACATTGAAACCATTTTGTGATTCAATGAGTTTAGACGGAAGACCAAAAATCGTCATTCTTGATGAATTGGATTCGGCGTCTAGTACCCAGCAAAGTTCTTTCCAGAAGGCGCTTCGTTCATTGATTGAATCAGCTCCAGACACAGTTTTCATTTGCACGGCTAACTACAACAACATCATCGGAGCTGTGCTTTCTAGGTGTCCACCAGTAAAAATCAGCTTTTCAGCTAAAGATTTAGCTGTAAGAGTGAAGCAGATTCTCGATGAAGAGAAAATCGAGTACGATACTGATTCATTGAAGGACTTCTTCAAGAACGTAGTTAAGAAGCTTTATCCCGACATTCGTTCTATTTTGAACTACCTTCAAGCAAGCACTACTACAGGAAAGCTTATTACTACTAAATCAGCCGTAGCTGAATCTGACAAAAATACTTTCATCAACGAACTTGTAGAAGAGATCAAGACGAACAAAGACAAGCCGCTTGAAATCAGAAAATTCTATCTTGCCAACAAAGAACGGATTTCTGATTATCAAGCTTTTTCGTCTGAATTGTTCAATTATGTTTTAGACAATGGAACAATCGTCGATTTCAAAACGACAATGCGAATGTCAGATGTCTTGTTCCAAATGAACCAGGCTATAGACAAGGAAATCCAATTTTACAATCTGGTTGTCACGATAGCTTCATCTATCGTCGGCAAAGAACAACAAAACACAAACTCCTAACAACAAGGAAAACACTAAAAATGGCAAAAGAAACAGAAAAAGCCAACAACGGTCAAGCAATAGAAGAAATCATCGAGAACCAACTGAAAGAGAATTCAGTCGTAGTTGTCAACATCAAATACGCTAGAATTTCTATGGACGGTTCGATCTCGAAAAAGAAGAACCTTCCAGAATTTTTCGTTCTCGATCTTCCGGAAAGAATCACTCAGCTTCCAGACAAAAACGACCAAAAGTACTACGATCTGATTGAAACGTTCGTCTACAACACGTTGACTAAGAAATTCCAAACTGAAGTAGAAAACTGCCAGATCTGGATTCAATAGTAATCGAAGAGCTCAAGTTCTAAAAAGTAAAAACGTCTTTCAACGACTTGAAACCCACTGCGTATTTAGTTGTGGGTTTTTTCGTCTTTACAGTGTATTTAGCAGCTTCTGGTCTTCCAAGCTTAGAAAACATTTCTTCTGGAACTACTTTT